CCATTAGTGATCCTATAAATATTTGAATAGTTTATACTTATTTATATGGTGGTTATGAAAACTTACAAAGGTAAATACAAGTTAAAGAAACCTGAGAAATACGACGGAGACCATACACAGGTTATTTATCGTTCAGGTTGGGAAAGATTTGCATTCAAATGGTGTGAAAATCAGGAAGACATTAAATCATGGTCTTCTGAAGAGACTATTATACCATATATTAGTGCAGTTGACAACAAATATCATCGGTATTTTGTTGATTTGAAACTAAATATGAAGGACGGTAGTGTTGTTCTGGTAGAGATTAAACCAGATAAACAGACCCGACCACCAAAGAGTAAACGCAGAACAAAAAGATTTATATCTGAATCACTAGAATATGTTAAGAATGAATGCAAGTGGAAAGCAGCTAAAGAGTATTGCCTAGATAGAGGGTGGCACTTTCAGATATGGACCGAACACACACTAAAGCAAATGGGGATGAAGTTCTAAATGGCAGGACTATTTCAAAAATTAGAGTTTGAAGCATTTCGTAAAGGGATTACTCCACGGAGTAAAGAGTCCCGTGCATGGTTTATGAACAAGGCAAAGAACTTGAATGTCAGTAGAAGTAAACTGATGAAAGAAGACCCTATTGAACTGCGTAGTCGTCCTGCTGTGGGCAAGATGTATATGTATTTCTATGATCCTAAGCACAAAGAGACACTGCCCTACTACGATAGATTTCCACTCATTATTATGGTAGGTCCAGCACCTAGAGGTTTTATGGGACTGAACCTGCACTATCTTCCTCTGGCAACTAGAGCAAAGTTTTTAGATGCACTGCTTGGTACTATAAATAATGAAAGATATGATGAATCTACTCGGTTCAGGTTATCCTATGAAATGTTAAAACGTGCATCTAAGTTAAAGGCATTTAGACCTTGCTTGAAAAGGTATCTAAGTTCTCATGTGCGTTCTAGACTTGCTATGGTTCCTGCCCCCGAATGGGAGATTGCTACGTTCTTGCCGACAGCAGACTTTGAAAAGGCAAGCAGCAGTGAAGTATACAAAGACTCTAGAAGAAAGATGAGAGCATAACATGGCAACCATTGAAGACTTAAAGGCAGCAATGTCTGCAAAGGCACCAGCTAGACCGGATAGGTATCGGGTTAGAATTCCGGGGTTGAATGCTGCTGGTGATATTCTTTGTCAGGCAACAAACTTACCGGGCAGACAGATTACTACTACTGAAAGACGTATTGGTATGGTAACACAAAAGATGCCCTATGGATTTATCTTTGATGATGTAAGTCTAACATTTTTACTAGATAATGAATACGTCATTAAAAACTATTTTGAAGACTGGCATGAAGACATTATTGGGTTTGATACTTATGAGTTAAAATACAAAAATGACTATAGCAAAACTGTAGAAATCCAACAGTTAGACAAAGAAACTGAATCTGTAGTATATGGGGTTAGGTTAAAAAATGCTTTCCCTGTTACCATAAGTCCTATTGAGTTAGGAGATGGACTACAAAACCAAATCACCCAAGTAAACGTGCAGCTGGCATTCACTGATTGGGAACGCACTACTTAATGGAGTTACTATAACATGGCTTTACCTAAACTTAATGAGTCGATTAAATATACTACTAAAATTCCTTCTACTGGCAAAGAGGTTAAGTTTAGACCTTTTCTCATCAAAGAAGAAAAGATTCTTTTGATTGCAATGGAATCCCAAGACCAAAAGATTATTATCAATGCAATTGGTGATACTGTCAATTCTTGTATGATTGAAGATATTGATATTTTTGAGATGCCTATTTTTGATCTTGAATACTTGTTCTTGCAAATTCGATCCAAGTCTGTAGGGGAAACATCATCAGTAAACATTGGGTGTAAATCTTGTAATCATAAAAACGAAGTTATCATTCCTATTGATGATATTAAAGTAACTAATCCTAAAGCAGATAAACACATCAAACTAAATGATGAAATTACTTTGTCTATGCAGTATCCATCATTAAATGATATTTTAAAAACAAATGCATTAGACAATAATACTGAAATTGAACGAAACATGGAAACATTCTATGCTTGTTTAGAAGCAGTAGAAACTGAAGAAGAAAGATTTATGGTCAAGGATGAACCTCATGAAGAGATTGTCAACTTTGTAGAATCTTTGACTTCTTCTCAGTTTGAAAAGATCAAGAAGTTTGTTGATAGTATTCCTTCTTTACGGCATACTCTAAAATTTAATTGTGAATCCTGTGGTACTGAAAACACTAGAATCTTACAAGGAACGAATGATTTTTTTTGATAAGCCTTTCTCATGAAACGTTACTAAATCTATATCATACTAACTTTCAATTAATGCATCATTATCGGTATTCATTAAGTGACATTGAAAGTTTAATGCCTTGGGAAAGGGAAGTTTATTTGTCATTGTTGGTCAGTCATCTTGAAAATGAGAAAGAAAAAAGAAAGCAACAAGAGCAGAGAAGATAAATGGCAACGTTTGTACAAGTAATTGAAGAATTAAAAGAGAGCATGTTTGACCTACAGGTTGAGCAGGATGAAACCACTCAGGCGATTAAATCTCTTGATGGACGTATGGCAGAATTTGTTGCTCTTGCAGGTAGAGACAGATTAGAAGACCTTGAAGATAGACGTGAATCAAAACGTGCATCACAAAAGCAAGAAAAGCAAAACAATGAAGATCGTAAAAATGCTAAGAAAGGTATTGGTGGGTTAGGCATTGGTGATCTTGCGCAAGCATATGTCCAAGGTCGTTTAGGAATGGCATTACTGAGTGGGTTAGGCGCTTTAATGATGACCCCAGCAGGAATTGCGATAATTGCTGCTGTAGCTGGTAGTGCTTTTCTTTTTGGTAGGGATAAATTAAAAGACTATGAGGCTGGAGTAGCATTAACTAAAGACCCTTTAAGAGAAAAAGAATTAGATGCAATACAAAATTTTGCAGAGGAAACTAAAAAAATTCAGGAAAGTGACACTCTAAACCCGTTTGCTAAAACAGAGGCACGGATGATCCTGACTAGAAGATTAGAGCAAGAAGTTGGTGATGGGACTACACCAGAAACTGTGGAAGAAGTGCAACAAAGGCAATTAAGAATTCAGCAGATTATTAGAGCTGGTAGGGATGAGACTGGTAATCTCATTTTCACACCAGAAGAACAAGATGCTTTTTTAGGTAAAATTGGTGGACCTGCTACTGGAAAACTATTAGAATTTTCACCGACAATAGCGTTAGAAGGTATAAGTGATCCGAATGGAACTTTAAATCAAGAAGCATATAAGAGTTTAGGAGATAAGGAGACTTTTATCGAAAAAAGGGGTGAAGCTCCAAATGCTGTTGAGGATGATCAAGGTCGAATTGATGTAATGGGAACTGCTGCACAAAACTTAACTGTTGATCCAGAAAAAGCAGTTAGTGTTGAAGAATTTATGAAACAACCAGCTGGAATTAATCCTCAACCAAACTTTTACAGTGATGCAATCGTGCGAATGATGGATAGGAACTACATTCCACCTGCTGCTGGGTCATTACAATATGAAGAACTTATGAAGCAAAATAGTATGTTTCAAGTGCCTCCGATTGGTCAAGACATAATTGGACCAATAGTTGAGACTGCTATAAAAAGTTTAAGAACAGATGATAATCTTGGTCTTGGATTCTTTGGTGCGCCAAGTGCAGGACTTGATATTAACGAACTGAGAGACATGAATCTTGACGTTGAAAAATTATCAATTGAAATCCCACCTAATCTTGGAGGGCAAGTTCTAAGTATATTAGGTGAAGGATTAAATGTAGGTGGAACTACAGTAATTAATAATCAAACCACTAATAACGTTTCTGGTGGTGGTGGAGGCGGTGGAGCAGCAGCTGTCAATACCAGTTCATCTTCTGTTGCACCATCTAACGACTATCACGGAACTTTAGATGCTACACAAGTTATTGGCGGCGCACCTAATAGATAAAAAAATCCCCGGTGGGAAGTCCTAAAACACCGGGGATTTTCTCTAACTATCAGTCTTCATTTGCAAGACGTGA